ACCAAGCCTGCTCGCTGGCGGTTGCAGCCTTGAAGAACTCGACCCTGAGGGTAACCTCACCTTCGTTGTGAGTCTTATGGATGGGCCCCCCGCGCTGACTCTCGGTGTAGAGGGAAGCACTCTTAACGATGACGTTCTTAGGGGTTGTACCATCGAGAATATCGATTGCGGTGATCTCGTCGTGGTCCATCAGTTACGCTCCTCAATAATCTGCTCGGCGGCCTTGTGAAGTGCGTTCATAAGAGAGTACTTCTCATCGAGGGTCATACCGTTTCGGAAGCTGATATCCACCACAAGCTTTCCTTTTCGCTCTCGCTTGGATATGGTAGACTTCACACTCGAGAATCCGTCGGAGGTAATGATCTTGGTCATGGTTGTGTGTCCTTTCAAATGTGAAGACCCTATCCGCCGGGTAGCGGATATAGGCCTGTGAACAGGTCAGTGTCGGAATGCGGTCACTTTACCGGAGCGGACGGCGTCCAGATCCTCGGGGGTCGTGTCTTTGCACCACTGCATCAACCACACCGCTAAGCTGTAAGACTTAACGAGTGTGAGGACGAGCAGAATAACAAAGAGAGCGATGGAGAGGTCCTGGACGCCGCCGGGCTCAATGGTGAACATGAGGGGTTCCTTTCTGTGGTGGTCACTATGCCCCATGTTCTTCTCGCGGATATCAGTGCGCGGTCACGTACTCTCGAGGATCCCGGAGATACGACAGCAACCGGTCGATCTCCTCGGGCTCCATCATTTCAATCACGGTGGCTGAAAGTGTCTCTTCGTTTCCGGCCTGCTGAATCTGGAAGGGTGTCTTGTCAGGCATTGTCTACTCCTACCTCGTCGAGCTGCTTCATGAGTTCCTCAGCGCGCTTTTCCCACGTTGAGGCCTCGTTCCGTTCGTCCAGAGCCATAGTCATCAAGTGACGAGCGGCCTCCTTGTGCTCGCTCATCTTGGTCATAGCGTACTCGATATCATCAAGAAGCGCCATTGGTGGTCCTTTCGTAAAGAGCCTGCTCAGCGTACGAACGGCTCGCGTCGATCCCGGTCTGCAACATCCCCGCGTAGAAGGCCACGATACGGACGAACTGTGACCGCTCGAGATCGCCCTGCTCGACATGGAAGACGAGATCCACGCCGCCATCAGGAGTGTCTCGGACAATGATGTCGGGGGTTTGGTCAATAGGTGTGCTCATTTGCGTACTCTCTTCGGAATATCGTACTCGTCAATCAAGGCGTCCAGGAAATCGCACAGATCCTCGTTCATCTTGTCGATGATCTCACGGTTTCGTACCTTGGGGATGGTGATCTCGAGGGTGTATCCGTTAGTGGACCCCCGAAGGGGGAGAACCCGAGATTTGACTCTCAGAATTCTCCCCCGGGAATTTTTGATCCAACGACGAGCGAATGTCTCAGGTTCGGGCTGAGCGTCGTCATCGTCGCCAATCTCCGCCAGAATATCTTCCGCGGATACGGTCAGTTTCACCGCCGACGCATCTCCCTCGCGAAGATCCAGATGAGCCAGAGCCCACCCGTGATCGAGACCATGAAGATGTCGAAGATGAAGTTGATGATTCCATAGCGTCGGTACATAATAGTGTCCTTTCTTGTTAATTGTCTCAGACTCGGTTGACGCGCCCGCAAGCAGCGTCCATGATCCAGATATGGTACCACGCCCATCCAGCATGGATCCAGACCCAGCGTCCACACATATGGTTCTCCTTAGGCTACCTTGACGAACTCTTCGAAGTCGCCAAACTTGTTGATGGTCTCTACGGCTCCGTCGACAAGATGCCGTACGTATGACTTATCGATCCACTCAGGCTTATTAGCCTTCTCGATAAGCGTTGCGTCCTCCCACTTGAACCCCTTGGTCCCGGTGACGTCCGAATACTTCTCGGTCTTCTCGTTGTACCGCTTCAAGGCTCCACCAGGAATACCCGGTTCGTCCTTAACGGGAACGAACAGACCAACGCGCCCAATGAAACTGAAGTGCGAGTGGTCGGGGTCCTCTCGTTGAATATACAGCTTCGAGGTGACCGACTTGGCCTCACAATAGTCTCGGAAGGTGAGCTCCTCGTTCGAGAAGAGCTGCTTGAACACCGCAGGATGCTGGAACTGAGCACCTGTGGCGGTCCACTCGCCGGTGTCGTAACGGGCGATATAGACGGCGTCGTTGACGAGACACATACGTTCGTACGTCGCCTCGTGCTCGAAGTCGTACCCGTACTTCTTCCCGAAGTCCATGACTTCCTGAATAATCTCCGGAGTAGCGTTCGGGATCTTAATCGAATCCGTCTTGATATGCGCCACCGTAAAGCCCTTGCTCTGAACGAACTCGAGAAGATCGATCATGAACAGAGCACCACGCTTCGCCACAATGTTGTCGACATTCCGAGGATCCCGGAAGGCGTTGTTGAACTTGGCAGCGGTCAGACCGTAGACGCTGTTGATAACAATCTTCAGCGCGTCAGCCAAGGCCTTGTGATCCACACCCTCCTCGAGGAAGGACTTCAGAGCCCCGCCGAGTAAGGTCTTAGCCTTCTCATCGTCGCCTCGCTTGATCGCGATACGCGCCTGCTTGATCTCAGAGAACCGAGCGGTGTACCGGTCTCCGAACAGGTTGAGCGCCTCGATCGAGCTCGGGTGCATACTAGCGACGTCGATAAGGGCGATGTTGTAGTAGATCCCAGGCTCTGCGTAAACGAACCCGCCTTCTCCGGTTGTGAAGCCTTTATAAGTCGACTCCATCCCGAGAATACGACCCTCGTCGTTAACCTTCTGCTCGTACTTATACCCAGGGAAGGTCTTACTGAGATCGGTGTACACGAACTCACTCTGAGGGCGACGGTTGGTCCCGAAGATGATCCGAGTGGTGTGAGCGTTCGTCGATGAGTTGACCGGCAGACCTGAGACCTTGGCAAGGATCTCACGGGCCACCCAGTCCTCGTGACGAGCGTTGAAGACTGCCTCCGTAGCGATAACATCGTTATCACAGTACTCGGCGACCTCGAGCCACTTGTCCTCTGGAACCGGCTCATCCCACGGGTAGTCAAGCTCCTTGTGGACCAGACCAAGCTCGATCTCCCACTTCTTGAGAGACTGCTTCTTGGACGAGAAGTCGTAGATATCCGCGTAGCTGAGGTTATAAGCCTCTGCGAACATCGCGTCCTTCTGTCCGGTAACAATCGCCTGACTCACCTTGTACAACTCATAGTTGTCGTATCCCAGCATTCGAGCATGGAGAATATGGTTGTCGTAACGGCGGTTGTTGAAACCGATCAACTTGAACTTGAGGAGTGGCTCAAGATCATCGGCGATCGGGTTGATCATCCGATTAACACGCTTGGCGCCCTTCACCTTCCAGTTGACCAGGAACAGGTTCGGGAATACCTCGACGTCGAAGAAGACGATATCCCCATCAGGGTCCTTGCGCTTCTCCATGACTATCTCACGCATCTCGTCCTCGTTCTTCTTGCCGCAGAAATGCATCTGCTCAACAAGCTTGAGGCAGTACTCCGACTGGTTGGTCGAGTTCGAGGCGAAACGAATAATCGTCGGCTTCATCACTCGAAGGTCGTAGTCCATCCCCTGCTCATAAGCGTCGTCGAGGATCTTCTTAATGAAATCCATCGACGGTCTCGTAGCTGGGTGGATCTCCTTCTTGAGGTTTCGAATGATAAGATCTCTAAGAGTCTTGTCATTCTTCATGACCTGAATATCGATCACTTTCTTCTCCCTGAGTGGTAGTCCTTCGGAGATGTGAGCAATAGGTAAGTCGTTACAGTTCGACAAGCGTCTTCTAAGGCTCGCCTTTCCTGTAAATACCTTGACTTCGATGTTGTCATCGTACATAGCCGAAAGCTCGCTAGCATCACCTTCATAGATGTAGTGCAGGTGAATACCGCTACCGCCCTTACTATACTCAGCATAAGTTGGAGGCCACTTTGAAGCAGCCTCGAGATTGCGCTCTTTGCTCTTCTCGCCATCGACTTTAAGATCGAAATCAATGACAATATGATTCTGCGGCGGGCGTACGTAATGTTCTTTACTCGTGTCGATGTCTTGAAGTGTGGTGTCCACGTCGTCCCATCGCTTAGAAGGAACTCCGTCCCGAGAATACTGAGCAGGGCAACCAGACAACACACCATCGAGTAAAGAAACAGATTTATCCAGAACAAGATGGTACTCCTTCTTGGGCTCTGCTTTCAGTTCGGTGATGTTGAACAGCTCGAACTTGATGGACTGGTAGAAGTTGTTGACCTTCGTCCCGTTGTCCGTTCGAGCCTGCGACTTGAATATGTTGAAGAAGGCCTTGAACTCGTCCTTGAACTTGTTCTTAGGCATCCGGTTGATGTTGCTCTCCTCGCAATACTCACGATACTGTGCGTAAGCACTCTGAAGAGAAATACCGCCGTCGAACTCGTCGATGTTTCCCTCGACGAAGGCGTACAAGAAGTTCGTCTTGTACATCATCGACAGCGGTTTATATGCGTCATAGTAGTGAGGCCCGTAGTGTTTGTAGACCTCAATACAATGCGTGGCTAACTCGCCCAGGTGATCATGAATATCTCGCACAAGAGCGTCGTACTCACCGTGGGGAACTCGATTACCGGTGGGGCAGATATCAACAAGCCTTCGGATGAGACCCGACTTGGTGTCTGTGATATGGATCGGCGAGTTCGTGCCCATGAAGATCATGCAGTCGAACTTCATCTCATACGCAGACTTGAACTTCTCGTCCATCGGCATCTTTTCATGCGCGATAAGACTGTTGAGCATGGTGTTGTCGGCGATACGAGACAGGTTACCATCGTGCTCGATAGCGACAAGGGGATTCGAGGAAAGAGGCGCAAGAGCGAAACGGTTGGTTCCGCTGGCCAGCGCCTGAGACTTGAACGCAGCAGTATAACCGTCGAACAGTCTCTCGATGATATTGATGATCGTCGACTTACCCGAACCGCCCTCGCCGTAGAACACGAAGAACTTCTGGATCCACTTTGAGTCGCCCTCGAATATAGATCCGATAGCCCACTCGATCTTACGTCGGTTCTCCTCGTCGTACAAGGTGGAGACCAACCTGTCCCAGCTCTCGGTCGGACCAGACTTCAGAGAATATGGAAGTCTCTTACTCGCATAGTCCTCGCGGCGAGGCTTGTCATCCGCAAAGACCAGTTTCCGATCCAGTTGGGTATGGGAGTCAGGTAGGTTCTTGATCCACCGACGGTAGATCGTCCAGCTCTGGGAGTTGTAGGTGCTCATCAACGACATGTTGAGATCGCCCGACAACTTGCCCTGCTGCTCCGAGTACAGCCTCTGAAGCTCCTCGTCGACGATCTCCTGAAGGTCGTACTCCTCGGTCGACCAGAGACCCTTGCGTGGGTCCCAAACAGCGTAGAAGTCGCCACCTCGGACCATGACGTCGTTCATACGACCGACGCGGAACGATGGGGTCACCCGCCACTCGTTCTTCTTGCCCTGCTGGACTGTCGCTTTCACGAAATCCATCGCGGCTCCTTTCTACTAAATGTTGTACACCGCCCGGATCCAGTAGTTCGCCTGGCTCCACATATCGAGGGCCGCACGGTTGAGACCCTCTCCATGAAGCTCCGGGAACCTAGCGATATCCGCGTCGGTGATAGGGAAGAACGATCGCCGTCCATCCATGAGCTCCTCCAGTAGATGCTCTACCTCTGCCCGGGGCTGCCCAGCCGGGGTGCTTAGGACTTCGTCCGTAAACACTTCGAGGTTTGCGTTCTGGAGCATCGCCCAGAACCATTCTACAGGATTTGAGATCAGGTCAGATAGACGTTCGCTAAGCACGACCAGAACCTCAAGAAGTGAGATCTCGCCGTCGATCCAGGACTGAGGTACGTCGCGCTGTGTCTCATACGCAAAGGTTTCGCGCATGTACTGAGCGTATCCAATCTGGTTGTCGTCCATAACGTGCCAGACGACGAATTGTGTGTTGAACAGAATCTCGAGAAGAATCCAGTGGGTCTTCTTAAGGTTCTTGGTGTAAAGGTCCATTCCCGTCTTTACGACGAGCCACTCGAAATATGCCTCAGTCAAGGGTCTTCACCCGACTCATAGGAATCGACTGAGAACCGAGATACTCCTCAAGACTTTCGTCGCGGAAGAAGAGCTGAACATCGACTTCCTCACGGAAGTTCCGAAGGTACTTCATACTGCGGTTCTCATCGATGTCGAAGTCGACCATATCGTCGATCGCGTCTCCGACCCAAGCCTTGGCGGTGGTGTCAGGAAGGACGCTCTCGTCGTCCGCAAGGTAGAAGATGTTATCCTCTGAAAGATAGTGGACCTCGAAGCACGGGAAGTCCGCCCAACCACTCCAGAAGCTTTCCTCCGTCACCCGGATGATCGGAAGCTCGTGCTGATCATACCCCAGATACATCTTCATGGCAGCCTGGGCCTCGTCTTCGAACATGTATGCGTCGACGGCAACACCCTGCTCCATATCGATATCATTCACAGGAGCAACGTCCTCGAACTCGGGAGGATTGGTCCAGAGGGAACCGCGCTGCTGGTCTCGCATCGCCTCATACTCCTCGCCCGGCTTCGGACGACCGAGCATATCGGTGTGCTTGGACTTCACAGGCTTGATCTCCTCGCCCTTGTTGAGACGGTCAGACTCAATCTTGAGTTTTGTCTCGTAGTAGTGACGAATGGCTTCGACCTCTTCCGAGAGTCGCTCCTCCGCCTTCTTCTCGAGAATATAACGGGCGCCGAGTGCGCCTATCAGAGCACCGACCGCAAAGGCCAGCGCCACCTTCACGGTGGTGTGCATTTTAGTGTCCTTTCTGTGTAGTTCTAGATATCAGATGCGGTCCCAGATGACGCCCTGGACGTTGGGGTCGATGATCCAGGAGCGGTAAACCTCGGTCTCGTCGCCATCCCCGACCAGATCATCGAGGTAGTCACCGATGCGAAGATCAACGAAATTATCGCCGTTGCGGCCGTAGGTCCAACCAACCACAGCACCAGCAGGAGTACGGCTGATACCAAAGGCATCGTAAACTTCATTGAGGAAGACATGTCCTCGGGCCACGAGGCGATCGTTGAAATATGCCTGGGTAGTTGAGAGCATGAGCTCATCGTGGTCGCGATTGCCTTCCCAGTCCTCGCAACCGGGGCCATAAACCCGAGCATAAGGGGAGAGGCCTTCAATATCGATCCGATGGGGCCTAACACCCATCGCCTTGAGATCTTCGAGATCCTTGACGATGGGCGGGACATCACCTGCCTCCTCAGGAGCGATATCCTCCTGAGACTTCTCATTCACCCACTTCTGCATCTTCTTAACGCCCTCAGAACCGAAGACCTCGGCAACGCCGGACTTGTAATTCTTGAAGGCACGGTCAACTGCGGAATATGCGGCAAGAAGACCCGTGTAGCGACGAGACTGGATAGCGTGACCCGAGATGATCAGGGCGCCACCGCAGGCAGTAAGGAGAATGGTCTTGCGATATGCGAAGAGGAAGTTCTTGGCGATCTTAGCACCGAGAATCCCCTTAGCAGAGATATACACCTTACGGTCTGGGACAGTCTCACTAGTGATGGCCGACCAGGCCTTGAGGTGAGTCTCGATGTCCTCGTTCTCGCTCGCCGCAGAGGTCTCCACAGCCGCCGAGACGACACCAGCACCCATAGAGAGGATACCACTGGCAATGAGGATATGCGGTGCGTGCTTTCGAAGCAGCATACCTGCTTGAGTAAATACTCGGGTAGCGGTTGAGGCATTCATGGTTAAGTACTCCTTAGTTCTTGATCTTGCCGTTGGCTACGAATTTCTTGAATATGGCGACGACTTGTGCGTCATTCATCTTGTCGACGCGCTCCTGCCATCGACGTCCGTACAGTTCGCGAAGCTTCTGCTTCATCTCAAAAATGGTCATCAGATCTTCACCGGTCTCTCGAGGTCGAGGATGTATCCGTTACGGACCCTTCGGACCTGGGCAGTGGCCAGCGTACGCCAACCCCAGTTCTCGTCCACATGGGTCGCGGTGATGCCCGACAGATCGAGGAGATCCCCAACAGTCGCGACATCGAAGTTCTTGATCTGGTCATTCAGACGGTCAAGGACCTCATAGGCCTCCGGACGAGACTCGAACACGATCTCTCCGAAGTCGTGTGAACGCCGAGCATCGCGGGAGAGCTCTCGCCGATCACCCGGTCCGTCATCCGGTGGAGTGACTCGAGACCCCGAGCTGTAGATACGGTTGTAGGGGGTATACCCCCGACCTGAGATCCGAGACGAAGACATGGGGCGTCCTCGTGCCTCGCCGTACAGGGCTCGCTCGATCGCGCCAACCGCGATATCCGAGATGAGGGTCTTGACCGTCGGGATCACAACGTCCTCGAGAAGATATGCGCCGATCGACTGTGCGTCATCGACAACGAGAGCATTCTTGATGCGGCGTCCGATCGACATCTTACGCTGGACTGCGGATTTAGTAACAGCCTGGAGCTTCGGCTTCTCCTGAGGCTTGTCTGCGGGCTTGGGGTCCTGGTTGGACGGGAAACTATCCCGAGTGGGCACTTCGCTCATGTGTGGTTCTCCTAAGTATATGAAAGACCCATCCGCCGTGTTAGAGCAGATGGGTGTTGATCACTGTGCGTCGTCTTCGTCGCTAACAATATCCTTAATCGAGTCCTTGATTGTGGGGAGCGCTCCGCGGATGATCTGTGAGTACTGCTTGACAACTTTCTCGGCTGCGATATCTCCAATTGCACTGGCGACGACGAACTTACCGGCCATCCAGGCAAGCTTAGCAGGCAGCTTAACCGGGGCGGGAACGATAGCTTCGACGGCCTTAGAAATGAGAGATGTGGCGGCCCAGGAAGCAGCAAGCACGGCTACAGCTTCGGCGGGGTGAACGTCAATCTTGGGGGCGGTCATGATGGTGTCCTTTCGAATATGATGTGGGGTGGTCACTATAGTGTAGGTTTTCGCCGCGGGGCCCGCCGATCTTAACGAGCCCCGTCAGCAAATAACCATCACTCGCCCAGAAGCTCCTTCCGGAGTTCCTCGGTGACGAGACCGCTCTGGAGTGCCTTCGCCTGAGCCTCGGTCATCTTAGTCGGCTTGTCCGCGCCGATAGGCATGATCTCGTTGAAGAAGGTCTCCATCTGAGACTGGTTCTCCAGGAGCTCGAAGAGGAAGGTCTCGAAAGCCTGGGACTGAGCAAAGGCCTCGGTCTGCTCGGCGTTCTTGATGAACCGACGACCGTCGTCCGACTTGCGTCCATAAGCCCCGAGAATAAACTTCTTGAAGAAGCCATAGATCTCGTAGTTGTCGCCCTTCCGCATGATGTCGATCAGGTGGTTTCGAAGACCGCCGGGATATGCGATCTCGAGCTCGAGAACCTCATTCTTCGAGTAATGGAAGTAGGCGATGTCGACATACTTGTTACCGTCGAAGTCCTCGGCAATAATCTCGCGCTTCAGCATGGTGTCTACCTTTCATGGTGTTTTTGTGTGAAAATGAAAGACCCATCCGCCGGGTTAGGGCGGATAAGATCTTGAGTCACTCTTCTGTAGAAGAGGTCTCCTCAGGAGCGACCTCGACGATGGTCGTGACGATATTGCCGTTCTCGTCCGTAGTAGTGGAAATGTCGACGGAGTCGTCCTCGATAGACTCGATAATCTCATGCTTGGGAGTCAGAGCAATTGCGACTGCGCCTGCGACAACGGCAACGCCGCCCCAAACGAGGAGCGGGTGGTCGGTCACAAACTTGGTCACAGAGCTGACTGCCTTGGCAGCGAAGTTGGTCTTGGGGGACTCGTCGAGCTCCTCAACGGAGTCGGCGGAAACAACGGTGTCCTTCTCGGAGGTGGTCATGGGAGTTCCTTTCTGTGGTAGGTGGTCATTATGGGACATGTTCTCTTCGCGATGGTCACTTAGAAAATGCAAAGTATCCAACAACTCCGAGGATGATGATCCAGATAACATAGGCCATCAGCTTACCTTCCACCAGTCGGAAGTGGGCTCCTCCTTGAAGCGGATACCCACAGTGGGTTTGCCATCGGGCGTGAGCAGCCCCATGTAGTCGATCTCACACTTCGAGTGAATCGTCCACCCGAGCTGGTCGCCCATAGCATTCTGGTCGAGTCCTACAAGGCTGTAGAAATCATTCAGACTGACGGGGTTGCCCTGGATGAGATCGAAGTTGATGTCGTTGACACACTTCTTGATCTCCTCGAGAGTGCTGTCGAAATATCGACCAGAATATGTGTCGTAGCACAGGAACTTACCGTCCCCGACGATGAAGGTCTCCTTGGCAGGGCCTTGGTAAACCTCATCCTTGCGCTGCTTTCGAGCGAGAAGCTGGTCGGACTCCTCGAGGGTGGCTTCGTCTGTAAGGTTCCGAAGGTCCTCGCGGTAGTGCGTCACAGCCTCCGCAGCCAGTGAGTATGCAGCCGCAAGAGCGGCGCGACGACGCGTCGAGATAACATTTGCCGCAACGATGCAAGAGATAGTCGCAGCACCCAGTACAGCCGCTGGAATGTAAAGCTTCCAGGTAGCGCGTACCTTATCTTGGAGGGTCGCTTCGTCCGGGAGATCATGTAGGCGATCCCTGACGGGCACGGCTGCACGATACGCTGCGACGGAAGTTCCGACCACCCCAGCCACGGCGACTCCTGTAAGTATGTGGGGTGCGTTTCGTGAGAGAAGAGTGAGGGCTGGACGTACGGCTTTCTGGATGGTGTTGACATTCATGGTTCTCCTTTGTTGAGTGTTCGGAAAGCCCTATACTCTATGTGGAACGGCTAGAGTATAGGGTGCGGGTTATATCCTTGTGGCGCTTTCGATAGTGGTCTCCTTTCGGATATGGTGGTCATTATAGATCGTGTTTTCTCCGCGGGTTTGTGATTCCGTGGGCAATGACGAGGCTTGTGACAACGATCGTGAATATGGTGAACCACAGACCAAGTACCATAACGATGCCTAGATAGATGGATGGGCTTGCTGCCCAGACGATAGGCGTCGTGGCGAGTATTGATAAGACCCCCATCACGAGGATATAGAGCTCAAAGACCGCAGTAAGTGGCTTGATCATTTCCGTTCGTTCCTCAAGTAGTCGGCGAACACGAAAGCTCCCCACATAATCATTATAATCGTCATAGCTCCGATAGAGACTATCTTTTCGGGAAGCTGCATGTACGGACTAAACCCCACGCCGAACACGACGAACAGGTACGCGCCGATGATAAGTGTAATTGTACAAATGGCCCCGATGTTGTTGAACAGTTCCGGGTCTCGATACCAAGGTCGTTTGTGGTACATGATTGATCCTTTCTAAAAACCCAATCCACCGTGTGAGGGTAGATACGGGCGTTTCACTTGTGAGAGGGTTTGCACTGCTTGAACGTGCCGGTCTGGGGCTCTGTCGGGTGAGCCTCCGGAATATCAGCAAGCACTACGGTTTGGGGCTGATTGCGTCGCGTCTTGAGTAATGCGTCTGCGGCTTTATCAGTGATGCGGTTAACGTAGAGCTTGCCGATAAGACCAGCAGCGAGTCCGACAGTGAGGCCAATGAACTTAGCATTCATGGTGGTGTCCTTTCATAGGTGGTCATTATACCTCATGTTAAATCCGCGATCTGAAAAACCACCCCGGGAATTTTTCGGTTTTTGAAAACTCGATTGCCCGCGTCAAAGCCCTATACGCTATGGTATGAATATAACGTATAAGGCTTTGAGCGGTTCATGGTCAGAGACGAATCTTCGACACGAACCCGACAGCCTTCGAGACTACTGGATGGAGCTGTTCGTAATGCAGGATAAGCAGGATCCCGCCCACCGAGGCACAGGCTGACAGGACGGAATCCGGACTCGGCACCCACCTCTTCTTCTGGTTGAGGTTGTGCAGGGTCTTGATGTCCTCGAGTACAGCCTTGTACTCCGGTGAGCCGGGAAGATGCTCCTCGAGCATATACTTGAGAGCTTCCTCTTCGGCGGTCTCCGAAAGCTTTGGGTTTTTGTCAAACATGGTGGTTCCTTTCGTGAGTGGGGCTCATTAAACACCAAGTTTTCCTCGCGTCTCAGGCCTCGAGCTTCTTGACACCCAGTGTCATGACGCCCTTCTTAAGGACATCCTCAGTCGGGGTGTCGATCTTGGCGTACGTCTCCTTGCCGGGGGTCACATGGAGCGTACCGTCCGTCGGGGGAGTGTAGTTCTTGCTCGACAGCCCTAGCAGAGCACCCAGGAAGGTGTCGATCGCGGTGATCGTGGCAGCCACCTCAGTAGCGGCGGGCAGGTGCCAGATCTGCGCCACAGTCAGGTAGAGAGTGGCGAGGGCGGGAAGAGCGATGAGGGTGACGAACTTGAGGCGGTCGTACGTCTTGTTATCGAGTGTCATTCTCTCTCCGAAACTTCATGGCCTTGTTCTTTCGCTCGAATTCTACAGTAAGTTCGAGCGGGGTGGAGCGTTTGATTGGAAGCTCCTTAACCTCTGCAAACACCTTCTCGGCAAGGCCGTTACCGCCGAAGGCTGAATATGGTTTGTAGAGGTACTTCACCAGATCGTCATACTCATCTTTTAAGATGTAACCACGATCCAGATATGTCATACACAGATGCACAATACGATCGTGTGCAAGCCCGAGCATGAGCTGGGTCTGGGCACTGTGCCGGCTTGATCGAGCTGACAGAAATGCCCAGAACCCACTGCTTGCCAGGACTGAGGCCGCGATAGTCACGGTCAGTTCCAGCACATGCGGCATGGATTCCTCCTATACGTGCACGGGATCACACAAGGGATATGATCCTACCGCGTAGAGCGAATATTAACCAACGGCAAAGACGGGACGGACGCCATGCTGGTCAGTCTGAAGGCCTTCGCCGGCATACTCCATGGGAGCGTTGATGAGAGGGGCACCGGGGTTTGTTACCTTGTCTCCAAAGAGCGCGTACTGGGTTAGATATGTCTGGTCGCGAAGCCAGAAGTCCGAGTCCTGTGCTCCGGGGTTGTAACCCATCCTGTACAGCTGAAGCTGTCGGCTGGACACCTCGTGGAGACCGTCTGAACCCATCGGGGAACTCACCGCGATACGACAGCCGTACACCATGACCTCATTGGGAATGATGAACTTAACGGCGGCGTCCACGGTCTTGGACTTGAAGTAGTACTTCTCCCACTCGGCGCCCGACCCAGACACAGCGGACATGTACGAGTCGACGTGTGTACGGATATACGAGAGGTCGAATACCTTCGAGGCGAAGTCTCCGCACTGTCCGATGCTGTTCCACACCTTCGAACCCCAGAAGGAGTTCGTCGAGGTGGTGGTGCTGTCGTACATAGTCTGCTTGTAAAGTGCCCGGTCGGGCATGATGACAAGGTGTGGGATCGTCAGGGCATTGTGGACGTTCCAATAGTTGATATCCACGATACGCCAAGGCATACCATCGCTGGCCCAGTAGTCCCCAATCCAGAGGTCCTTGAAAGAACCGTCCCGGACTCGGGCGATCTGATCGGTGGTCATCCTCGTCCCGAGGTTCTTCCCGCGAAACACGTTCTTGTGCATCAGGGGGAGGTCCTCGAACAGTGCGTATGGGAGGTCCGAGGCCTTAATACCTTTAGTTCCTCGCTCGCCGTCGTGGATAAATACGTCGTCCGCCTTAACGTCGGAGACCTTTGCGAAATCCTTGATCTTCATATAATCTCCTTAGCTAACGCAGAGACAAGCCATCGAGCGACAGGTCGCGTCCGCATAGTTCCAAGTCATCGTACGCTTCAGATTGTCCACGATGGTCCAGTTACCGTCCGCGAGAGGGTCGGCGAGCCACTTGTATCGCTCTGTGTCAGTAGGGTTCTGAGCCATTCCTCGAAGAGTGTCGAATGCGAGTTCTGGGTTCTGACCAAACAGCCTGAACTGCATCGCGCCAGTGTGCGCGGGGAGGTTGGGCGACTCCGAGTACTGACGGACCGAGAGAACGCGGGATCCGAAGACCTGCATGTCGGTGGGGAGCCACACATCCGCAAGACGCTCGGCCGATGTCGAGATCCTGCCATCGACCATACTTGTGGACTGCTGGAGGTAGATCGACATGATCCTAGCGCCGTTACCCCAGAAGGTGTTTACTGTGTTTCTGAGTAGGTCGGTAATACCCCACTGGACGAACCCGCAACCCCAGTAACCGTTCGAGTTATCACGGGTGGTGTACATACGGTCCATACGGGCACCCGGGGTGCAACAGAGAACCATGTGCGGGGTAGTCAGACGACCGGGAGACCGGAAGTAGTTGAAGTCCGCAATATACCACCACGTGCCACTGTTGTCCCAGTAGTAGTCACCGACCTGCGGAGGTTTCCAGGTCGCACCGGCACCGGACGGTCTGTAGAACGGGGACCCGTTAGAGTGGTGAACCCACTCAACGTCCAATGTAGGGATCGGCTGGCCTTTCTGATTGCGAGCCTGACCGGTCCACGACTGATCGAGAGCATTGCGGATGATCATGAGGTTGACCATATCCTGGGTGTTCTGACCGCCTCCAGCGCCAGCAGGTCCGGGAGGTCCCTGAGGACCTTGATCCCCTCGAGGACCCTTGTCCCCGGTTGGGCCTTTAGGGCCTGCTAATCCTTGAGGTCCTTGCAGTCCTTGAGGGCCTGCGGGTCCGGGAGCTCCAGCAGCTCCAGGATCTCCCTTGAGACCTTGGTCCCCTCGGGGGCCTTGGTCCCCTCGGGGGCCTTTGTCGCCAGTGGGACCTTTGGGTCCTTTATCCCCCGTCGGTCCTTTAGCTCCCGGAGTACCGCCACCGCCTGGGCCTCCCGCCGGACCGGGCGGACCCTGCGGACCCTGCGGACCTCGCTCGCCAGGATCGCCTTTAGGTCCTCGTTCTCCCGGCTCACCCTTCGGTCCTTTCGCACCATCAGCACCCTTAGGCCCGGCAGGTCCCGCGGGTCCAGGGGGTCCTTGCTTACCCTCGATACCGGCGCCAGCATTCTCGAGGACGTAGCGTTTCATATCCTCCATATAGAGGATATTTGTCCCGTCGCCAGTGTCGACAACCAAGGCATCGGCGTTAGAGGTATTCACCCGGTCAGGGTACTTACCACTCCACCGTGTCGGTTTGATATCCGGCATGGTTACTCCTTACTGCAACTTGAAGATGCGTCGTCCGACGATGGGGGCCCCGACGGAGTCCATCAGCGTGAGGCCGTTATTGTCCTCGATGGTGTCGAAAACCTGGCGCTCGGCCTCGGTTCCGTCACCGATGAGCTCCTTAAGGCGCTCGATCTGGAACTGAAGATTTGCTGCCTGGTTACCCGCCAGACGGTCCTCCATATAAAGAACCCAAGCATCGTAGCGGCGCTTGAAGTCGGCGAATAGCTCGTCCTTCATGGTGTTGGTGGACGTCTGAATATCCCGATACCACCGAGCCCACTCAGCGCCCCACTGACGAGTGACTGAAGACGAATCGAGGATCTTCAGCGGTCCAGTGATCCACGGGCATGAAGCGTTACCCCGGTTGTTGATAATCGAGTAGCTGAATATGTGCGGGATACCTCGCGTCACCCGGACGAACGCCAAGGCGAACTGAGCCTTCTCAGGAGTGGCGTATAATGCGGGCTGCTGAGGACTTCGAGTCGGAGTGCCTTTAATCGCCTTGATCGATGATTTGCGAACGCCGGGGGTCTTGTCGACCTCGACGACGATGGCGTCGATCCGGTCGTACAGGGAGTCCGGCGAGTCGACAGCAACCCGATAGTCGTCCGTATTGTCCAACCAGGTATGATTGAACCAACAGCGACCCGATTTGACCGTCACATAGAGCCCGGTGTCTGCTTTGGTGTCCCCGGCGGTAACCTCCAAGGCCTTACCGATGCCCATGAAGACGCCATTAGTAATGATTCCCTCGAAGAGAGAGCCGAACTGGTCCGCCGAGTACTTACGGTCGCCATTCGTGGAACTGTAAAATCCGTATGTGAGTGCCATAACTACTCCTGCGGAATATAGTAGGTTTCAAACGTGGGATACTCTTTCCACCCATCGCTAGATGTGAACGAGCGAATATACTCGGTGCACCGTCCGACATTCATCATGCCGAGGCCGTTCTGGATCTGAACAACGTCGCCGAGATCGAAATCCTGTCCGAACTTGAACTGCGAAGTGGGAGACATCTCGCCGTCGTAGACCGAGGTCACGATACAGTCGACGAGCTTCTCCCGCCCCTTCTGTCTCAGGAGCTCCCAGTACTTATCGCCGGGAATATCCTTGTTGTTCTCGTCCTTCTCTCGGACATCGCGGGCATCAACATATAGCTCCTTACGAAGCCACCCGCTCAGAACGCCGTTCTCCTGCCAGATACGCTTACGGTTGGGGTCTTCCCCTGCTCCCGCGACAAGAGCCGCGTTCTTCTCCTTCGTTGTGGAAGTGAGGAACTTGGTCTTGCGGAGGTTGTCGTAATCAGGAGAGAAAATAACGTACGGGTTCTTCTTCTGAGTGAAGTGTCGCTCATGTCCCCAGTAGAGTTGGAACTGGTACTTATTATCCGCCGGTCCTTTAGGAACGTACGGCATCCAGTACCCGATATTTCGCTCTTGACAAAGCTTTTGGATAACCTCGAGAAGATTGTTTCCGGTATATTGGGCATTCACCCATCCGGCTTGGATGTCTGGCATATTGTGCGGCCAGAGCCAGCCGACCTCGTTCAACTTGCGATTCGTGTTGGCCGGGTTGTAAACGTTGTCATTCAATAGATTGTAAACCGCATGAATCATCCCAGTATTCAAGATAGTTTTGTTTTGGATGATTCGTCGGTCTAGAATCGAGTCGTATGTGCGACCTTTGATAGTGATCGTATCACCTTTTTGCGAGTCCGTATCGAGTTGTAAGGACTCGATCAGCATATAATCCTCGGATTGAGGGAAGTATATGTTCTGGTGATGTTTGATCGTAGTGTCGAGGAGGATCGACAGCGGGAGTTTTACCTCGAAGTCTCCGCACTTGTTGAAGCGCTTCGTCCAGATGGCCGACTCGATCTGATCGATGACGATTGTCGGCTTCATCCAGTAATCAAGTAATACGATTTCCAAATATCACACCCCCGCATACCGAACTTGAACCTCGACAGATACCTCCATAGCGTCCTTACCGACGTCCGCCTGGAAGAACATGATGTTACGACCCGGCCACAAGGTCAACCAGTCGTTATTCAGCGGGATACACTGAATAATATTGATCGGAGTCGTGCTCCCCTTTTTGTAGAGGTTCACACGCTTGTTACCTTGATGTGTTGTGATGACGACGGAGTCGCCTTCGCGCAGTTCTGTTGGCTGACTGACCTTATCGAAGTCGTCAGTATTGACCCAGAACTTCTTGTTTGTAATCCGATTCCATATGGCGAAATTACGAACGATACCTGTTGCTACAACGGTAATCGTGAGACCCGCCTCAGCATCGCCGAGGTAGTTGATCAAGGTCTCATACTCATCCTTGCGCTTCGATAGCTCGAGCGTGGGCGAGGTCTCAACCGGATCCTGGAACTCAAACTCCATGTTGGGGTCCTCGATCCGGAATGGGAAGATCTGAGCACTCTCGTCGGCGAGACCGTAGAAATACGGGTCGGGACAGATCACCGAGACCTTAACCTCCTCAGCCTTGGAGAAGATGTTCGGCTCGACGCTCTCAACCCATCCATTGATATGGAGATTCCGGTAGTCCGTATGGAACTCCAGGTTCACCTGCTGGCGAGGTTGGAATATGCGGTAGAGCTTGTGGCGGGCCTTCTCAACGTCTGGAAGGTCCAGGAGACCCAGGGTGAGCGTGATGTTTCGTCCACCCACCCTGGATCCACTGTAAGCGTCGCCGTCGATAGACGCCACCGATGATGTATGGATTGTGGCCTTGGCGGGGCCAATCCCGGTAATCTCAAACACGGCGATACCATCATCCCACGGATCATCGAGAACAAGCTCCAGTCGCTCGCCAGAATATGCAGTGGCTACGACTGACTTAATCACGAGCTAAGAGCCCTCCTTGCCATTGACAGCTGGTTCTGCGTCTGCCGATAGATGTCGATAGCCGACAACTCCTTGGGCGACGTGTTGTTCTGAATGAACTGAATCGGGGCAGCGGGCTGGGTCTCATCGGAGAGCCGCTTCGACAAAGCCTCGTTCAGCAAACGGGTGGTAAGGAGTCGAGCATCTCCATCTCGAACGCCCCAACCAGCCAGATCTGAAGTCCGACGAGTATAGTCCGCCCAACCCTTAACGCCTACACCGCTCGCAAAGAGCTGACCGACCTTGCGTCGTCCGTCCTCAACGTCCTGAAGATCCATCACCGGACGGATTGTTGGCGAGTGGATACTACTATCGTTGAGCCCCTTATCGTCGACAACCTTCTGGAAGGCATCAAGCGAGTTGATAGCTGCCTGCCGCGAGGACTCCTCAGCGAGGTCTGCGTTATTGTCGATTCCCTGAACGAAACCAGCAATCACGAACCTGCCGACGTCCCGGAACTTCCTCGAAGGAGACTTGATACCGAGTGCGGCCTTAGCGGCGTTGTACGCGCTGGTGGCCATACTCCGAGCAGTACTCTTAACAGACTCGATACCGTTGTTGATCGCATTCTTAATACCGTCGATCATAGCGTTACCGATGTTGCTGGCCTTACGCTTGACGTTCTCAACCTCTTCTTCCAGTGCCAGCTTACCCTGGTGGATGAACTCCTTGACAAATTCGCGAATCGAATGACGAAGTCGAGGACCGTTGTTACGGAGCCCCTCGGTCATGGAATCGATAAATCCGATGACAAGGTTCCAACCAGCCTGAACAATATCAGGAAGGCGCGCGGTAACTGCCGCGAGGAAGTTAAGAACAATATCGATACCGATATCAGTGGCTTGACCAATGTTGTCTCGCATGGCCGTAAGGAACGCGATAATGATAGACCAACCGGTGTCGATCATCAACGGCACACAGGCCTGAGCAGCGGTACACAAACACGTAATGATTGTGATGGCAAGCTCAGTAAACTGCGGCAGAAGCTCAATAGCTCCTTGGATCATTGAAGATACGATCGTGACGAAGTTGGCCTTCAGCGTCTCGGTGTTGTTCGCCAATTCGGTCGAGAAATTGACGAGACCCTCAGCAACCTTGGTTGCGAACTCAGGAATCGCGTTGGCGATGGTTGTCAGGACCCCCGCGAGAACTTCGAGTCCGGCTGCGCCGACGGCGACAAGTGCGCCAATACCCGCAGCGAACATCAACACACCCGCGCCCGCCATCAGCGTGGCAAGACCGATGAGAGATATGGCTGCCGCTAGAAGCATCAATGGCCCGATAACTGGCGATACGGCGTAACCGGCGATGACAAATATCGCTAAGGTGCCAGCCAACATGAGAAGCCCCTTGGCTATCTCAGTCCAAGACATCCCGCTGAATGATTTAAGCACCGGGGCCAAGAGGAGGAGGGATGCCGCAATAACCACCAGAGCAAGCGCCCCAGGAAGGGCGAAAGCCATGGCGGTGATCGCCAAGCCGAGAATAAGAAGTGTTCCGGCCAACATGACCATCGACTTCCCGATCTCAGTCCACGACATCTTCCCCCAGTCAATCAATACATCGCCGATTATCTTCAGAGCATATGCCGTAGCAACCAGTCCAGCTGCCGCGATAATACCCGTCGGGGGAACCAGGGCCATGAAAGCCCCCACAGCCAGAAGCGCAAGACCCATGGATAGAAGGCCTTTCGCAAGTGTCTGCCAATTCTGCTTCCCAAGATCCTTCACCACATCTGCGATCATTCCGATACCGTAAGCAATGATAACCAACCCAGCTGCGCTGAGGAGACCCATCGCTCCGCCAGAGAAGTTACTAAAAGCGGCAATCGCGGCCAATATAACCACGACCGCCCCGAGCCCTTTAACGAGTTGCTTCCAGGGCATGTTCCCGAGCTTCTCAATCGGGGACACGAGCATCTTGATCGCGACCGCAATAGCAACGATAGCCAAGGCGCCGGCCATACTCGGACCGGTCCCTGCGAACTTCATCGCTAGAGTGATTCCAGCTAATAAGAGTCCTACAGAGAGTAGACCTTTAGCAAGTTTCTTCCAATCCATCTCTCCAAACTTATCGACAGCCTTGGCCAGGACTCGAATAGCATACGCGATAAGAATCATAGCGGTTGCCGCGCGGATCGACGATCCGGTCTTGGAGTCCATGAACCTCATGGCAACGGTGATCCCAGCCAACAGAAGCAGGACAGAACCCAGTCCTTTGACGAGACCCTTCCACTCGATTCCAGACATACTCTTTACGGCACCCGCAAGGATTCGGACTGCGACAGCTATCAGGATAAGCCCGAAAGCCACCTTGGCGAGTCCCGAGGTGTCGTACTTCTCGATAATGTTCGAGAAGGCCAGGAGCGAGATCGTCAACTGCCCCAACATCACAGATATAGCACCCGTGGCCTTGAGGAGTGACGAAGCTGGAATCTTAGAGAGTGTGTAGACACTCGCGGTGAGGATACCAATCGCGATTGCGATAAGCATCAGCTGGGAGACCTTGAGCGTGCTCTGCATCTCGTTAAGCGAGTCGGTAAGAGACGAGAACGCGTCCTTGATGTGGTCAATAATCCCCGGGGTCTTCTCCTGGTTCTTGAACTTGTCGAGAACCCCTTGAATACCGCCAAGAACACCCATGAATTTATGGACCAATGCGAGACCCCCGACAGTGAAGAGGCTCTTCAAGATGTTGTCGAGCGACATCCCGCTGGCGATCTTACCGACGACCTCGAAGATCTTATCGAAGGCCGACTTGATGTAGGGGGTGTCCTTCTGGAGAATATTCCAGAGACCGGTCAATGCAGACTTCAACTTGTCAACGACGAAAGACGCGCCATTTCCGGCAGCCTGCGCGACAGCCAGCGACTGGTCATAGCGAGTGAATATACCAAGAACCTTGTCGAAAGCGGCCCGAACTCCGGACATAGAGTCCGCGAAGCCGCTCCAAGCGGCCTTCATACGATCGATCAAGTCGACAGACTTCGCCCAGTTGGAGATTCCGGTTACGATCCCGCCAATGAAGGAAATGACTGACCGGATTACACCGGAAACAACCGTTCCGAAACCTCCGATGAAGTTCTGCAAGCGTCCCGACCCGGTCAGAAACTGATCAAGCCTGACAGCGAGGTCCCCGAGAGTCGCAGCAAAGGAGAGAACTCCTCCAGATCCGCTGCTGAATGCTGAGAATACCTTCCCGAATACCCCAGCGATCGACGAGACAATTGTCACACCGATATGCAGGATCGAGAAGACGCCTTTGAACACCCTACCAACCTTGGAGACCGTCTCCTGGCTCGGAACGAGTTTCTGGATAAACTCAGAGAACCCGTGGGTAATCTTCAAGAGCCCTTCGGATGACAGCGGAGGGAATACCTCGCTCCAAGCCTTACCGACGGCCGAGAACAGCGGGACAAGACCTTTAACGGTATCGATTAGAGCACGAATAAGCTCCGTTCGCCCGCCAAGATCCTTCCAACCCTGGAGCATGTTGTTCCGGGCGGTTGACATGTTCTTGAACACACCCGTGATAGCGCCGCCGACCTCGGTCCAAAGCTCTCCGGCTTCGGTGAAGTCACCCATGATGATCTGCCAGGTCTCAGCCCAGCCGGAACCCATCTCCTCCTTGATCACATCGATCAACTGTGAGAAGGTCTTGATCTTGGTTGCGGCGTCCATACCAGTTGCAGCGAGCTCTTTGATCTGCGCGATCTGCTCCTCGGTGTAACCCATCGACGCGAGCTGCTCGTCATTGTACTCACCGGCCATCTGCGAGAGTGTCTCAAGCATGATGGACGAGTCGAGCCATCCCTTGGACAGAGACGCTCGGAAAGAGCCTTCCTTGGCGATAAGCTCATCGACGTGCTTGCCGTGAGCTCGAGCTGTCCTCTTCAAGGCTTCCTGGAACTGCTCGCCACCCATACCGGCGTTCTCAACAGACATCCAGTCTTGAAGCTTAATTGTTCCCGAGGCAATAGCCTGCGACATCTGAAACATCGCACGAGAGGCTTCTTGGGAATTGACACCAGCGACCGCGGCGAACTGGGAAAGACCTTTAATCGCCGCTGTGGAGTCCTTCAGACCAACACCCGCTGCGGTGAACAGCGAGGCGTTCTTGGTCATGTCTGAGAAGGAGTAAATAGTCTGGTCGGCGTACTCGTTAAGCTGTTTCAGCGCAGCATTAACGGTGTTGATGTCCTCGCCCTTGGACTTGGTGTTGTTGAGGATCGTTTGGACAGAGTTGAGCCCGAGCTCGTACTCGGCGAAGCCGTCCTTGATCGGTTGAAACGATATGGCGTTGAGTGCCCCGCCCAGCGTGTTGATGAGGTTTGAGGCGATGTTCCCGATTGCTGTACCGGCGGCTATCGCCAGTGTCGAGAATCCCTCTTTGACTCGATCGATCCCACTGGTGATCGGGCCGAAATCGATCTTGTTCACGGAGTTGGTTACATCGGAGATACCTCTGCCGGCGTCCTTGAGATGCAACTTCTCCTTAAGCTTGTCGAGCAAACTTAAGGACTTGTTCACGTTGTCCGAGAACTGATCAGCATTAAACTTGAGCGATACGATTCGCTCATCAATACTAGCCATCCTTAATAGCCCCCTCGACATCCTTAAGAATCTGCTCGAAGATGGGTTTTAGTGCGGGGTTGATGTAGTCGACACCCCGAACATAACCCCCAGTGCGGGTTCCGTGGCCATACTGAAGACCCACAGCCACGTTGAAACCCTGCTCAATGTGATCGTTTTTCCAAACAATCTCTGCGCTGTGACGGCCTCTACGTTTGATCTCATAGGACCATGATCCAGCGGTTCGCCCAGAGGCAACAGGTGTGGCTTTCGACAGCGCGTTCACGCCCTTATTCCCGGCAGCGTTAAGAACCTTCAGATACTTACCGTCGCGGAGGCCTTTCAGCCATGTCTCAGTCCGGGAATAGTCTCCAGTAGTTGTGAACGAAAAGCCCATCTTGTTACCTCCAGACTACCATTTTGACCTCTTACGGCTGCTCAGCCGAGTCGAGGGCGGAGGTCACCCGGGCGTTCGTGTCGGGGCCCCAGATGCCGTCAACCTCTGCGCCAACGGCGGCCTGGATCGCCTCGACGCAAGCGTCGTGAGCCTCCTCAGAAGCATCGCCCCAGATTCCGTCCGGAACAGTTCCGACGACCGCCTGGGTGTAGGCGACACCGAACGGGAACTGGTTACCCGCCCAGTTGGACGCCGCACAGACGGCGTAGACGCGGCTACGAGTGT